CGTGCGGTTGCCACCTATATGGCAGAGTGGTAACTATGGCGATCTTTAACAAAACCAAAAAAGCAGCAATAAGCCCAGCGCCAAGCGTGGCAGCTGCGGTTGCTGGCGGTTACACAAGTAACGCTGCCGGCGTAAGCATGATCGGCCAGTATTACAGTTATCAAGAAGGCGAAGCACGCAACCGCGCAATTAGCGTTCCAACAATTAACCGTGCTCGAGATTTGATGGCATCAGTAATTGGTTCAATGCCATTGCGAATGTACAACGAAATGTGGAACGGCGACGAAATGGAAAAGGTGTACATTGCGCCACGTTCATGGTTGCGCCGACCAGACCCAACCGTGCCATACCAGTTCATTATGTCTTGGACGCTTGACGATCTCATGATGTTTGGTCGCGCATTTTGGTACATCACTTCACGCACCGCTGACGGTTACGCCGCGTCCTACACCCGTTTGCCTGCCGGCTCAATCACCACGACCGACATGGTTGGTCCTGTCTGGTTTGCACCATCCAAAGAAGTGTATTTCAACGGCGGAATGTTAGACCCAGCAAACCTTGTGCAATTCTTATCACCAGCGCAAGGCATGATCTACTCGGCACCAGGCGCAATTGAAACCGCGCTCAAACTTGAAGCCGCGCGCAACCGTAACGCATCGTCAAGCATCCCTGCCGGCGTACTGAAGCAAACTGGTGGCGAACCGCTTAGCGCGCAAGAACTAGCTGATTTGGCTAGCGCGTTTAACGCCGCTCGAGCAACAAACCAAACCGCTGCCCTTAACGAATATCTGACATACACAGAAACAAACAGCACGCCAGACAAGATGCTATTGATTGAGGCATCGCAATATCAGGCGCTTGAAATGTCACGCCTAGCGAATGTTCCCCCATATTTGGTGGGTGTGGCAACTGGCGCATACTCGTATCAGTCAAGCCAACAAGCGCGTGCCGATCTGTATTTGTTTGGCGTAAAATTGTATGCAGACGCAATCGCCAGCGCGCTTTCAATGGACAACGTGCTACCGCGCGGAACATATGTGGAGTTTGACGCTGACGAATACCTAGAAGAAAACTTTATGGCCGACCGCGCAGACGACGAAGTAATTGTTAGAGAAAACACACAAGAGGAGTTATCACGATGATCAAACTAATCGCAGGAGAGTTCACGCTTGACGCCGCCAAAGGCGACGCACCACGACGCACCATCAGCGGAGTAGCCGTCCCATACAACGTGCCGGCAGTAGTCAGCGACGGCACAGCTGTAATCTTCCGCCCAGGCTCATTGCCAGTCGAAGGCAAAGCCCCACGCCTGTTTATGTACCACGACGCAAGCATGCCAGTAGGCGTTGTCACGGAGCGCGCAGAAACCGAAGAAGGCATGATGTTTAGCGCCAAAATCAGCGCAACCAGCCTTGGCAACGACGCTCTCGTTATGGCCATGGACGGCACCATTGACCAAGTATCCGTAGGCGTAAACCCAACCAAGTTCTCGTACGACGAAGAAGGAACAATGGTCATTGAGTCAGCCGACTGGATGGAATTGTCCCTAGTTCCGATCGGCGCTTTTGGCGATGCCGCGAACATCACCAAAGTCGCAGCGAGTATCCACCAAGAGGCCGAAGAAGTAGTGTTAAATGAAGAAGTAACCCCAGTAGAGGAGAAACAAAAAATGTCCGAAGTAAACGAAACCGCAGTCGAGGCAACCATCCCTACTGCACCAGTATTTGCACAAGCAAAGCGCAAGTTTGATTTGCCAACCGCAGGTGAATACCTTGCAGCAATGCACATCGGCGGAGAAACATTCCGCAACGTTGCAGCAGCCGCACGCGATTACGCATTGTCAAAGCAAAGCGCATTGCAAGCAGCTGCCGGTTCAGGCGGCGATACAAATACCGAAAACACGCCTGGCCTCTTGAGCCAAATCGTGCTCGGACCTGTTTTTGCGGATCTTAACTACATCCGTCCTGTAGTTTCAGCCGTTGGTGCTCGCGCAATGCCAGACGGTGGCAACCAAAAAACATTTATCCGTCCAACATGGACAACGCACACTTCGGTTGCATCACAGGCAAGTGAACTTGCTGCAGTATCGGCAACCAGCCCCCAGATTGCCTCGAACGTGGTCAGCAAGACAACCCTATCGGGCCAGGTGACCCTCTCGGTACAGGATGTGGATTTCACGAGCCCCGCATCAATGGAAATCATTTTGCGTGACCTCGCAGGACAATACTTGTTGGAAAGCGACAACGTTGCAGCCGATGCGATCACTTCAGGTGCATCAGCATCAGGTTCAACTTGGACTTACAACAACACCGACCCATCAACCTTGTTTGCAGCGCTTTACGATGCAGCAACCGACATCTTGACCGCAAGCAACTTTTTGCCTGACCACATTTTCGTGTCACCAAACGTGTGGAAGTTGATGGGCCAGCAAATGGACGCAGACAACCGTTCAGTATTTCCATACGCTGGCGCTGCCGGTCTCATGGGCGTAAACGCTGCAGGAACCGCAAACATCACACAGCTCAACACGTTCAACCCATTCGGTCTAAACCTTGTTGCCGATCGCAACTTTGCTGCAAACACAATGGTTGTTGCAAAAGCATCAGCAATTGAGTTCTACGAGCAGGTACGTGGCTTGATGTCAGTAGAAGCACCATCCACACTTGGACGCGTGTTCTCCTACTACGGATACGTTGCAACCTTTATCGCAGACAGCGATCTCGTCAAGTCCATCACCGTCAGCCCTTGATTCGAAAGGTAGGCCCTAGTAATGGCCACCTATTCGGTCACTAACAAGTACCTAATTGACAACTACGCCGTACTGCAACTTCTGACCCCCAGCGAGATTGCAGTCGGCCAGTCAATTACGGTTGCAGGCGTTGACGCCACATTCAACGGCACCTACACGGTGCGCGCATTGCCACAGTATTTGTACATTGGCGTTGACAGCCAGGGCGACCTGCTGTACGACTACCAGTTGCCGATCGCTGATCAAGTGCTATTTGCAAAGACTTCCGATGATGTCAAGCGCACCGCCGCATCTGGCACAGTCACATACGCGCCAGTTTGCACGTGGGTGACTGCATCTGATGTCATGACCTATTTGGGTATCACGATTACTAACCCATCAGATGATTACACGTTGCTCACGCAATCCGTGTCGGCTGGGTGCCAATTTGCGTTTCGCAGAAGGCAGGAGTCAGGCTATATTGACTCTCTGACGACCTCTCCGAGCGGCGATGTTACTTTGGGCACGATCATGTATTGCGCCGCTCTATGGCGCTCTAGAGGGTCAATAGAGGCAACGTACGCCACGTTTGACGGCATGGGTTCGGCACCACAGCAAAGCCTGACCCCGATCGTCAAGCAGCTGCTTGGCATCCCACGTCCAGCGGTTGCCTAATGGCTTACACCGACCTGTTCAACGAAGCAATTGATGACGTCACGGCAACGCTGACCGCGGTATCTGGTCTGCGTGTTGTAAACGACCCAACAAAACTTGTACCTAATTGCGTGTACTTAGATGCACCAAACTTCACAACAATTGCTGGCAACGGCAACGTGATACGCCTTGAGTTCCCTGTAAAAGTGATCGGGTCAGGCCCAGCAGGTCTGCCGGTATTGCGTCAGATTCTCAGCATTGTGGCAAGCGTGCTCGGCTCGCCGATCATTGTGATGGCTGGCCGTCCATCAAGCCTTGAAATCGGTGGCGCGTTGTACCCGTGCTATGACCTTGATTGCGCTATCCAAGCCCAGACTTCGTAATCCACTACAAGCGAACATAAATAATCTAATATCAGAACAGAACTAAGGAGCAACACACATGGCTAGCGCAACATACCTCTCGAACCCAGTACTCACGATCAACAGCGTTGATTTGACCGACATGTGCACCGCAGCGACATTGACCTACCTGGTTGAAGCGCTCGAAGACACCGCATTTGGCACCAACTCACGCAGTTACACAGCAGGCCTTGCCAACAACGAAGTGACCTTGACGATGTACGCATCATTTGCAGCAACCGAAACTTACGCAACATTGCAACCACTTGTTGGCACAAAAACCACAATCACGTTGCAACCAGCATCAGGTGCCGAATCAGCAACCAACCCAAAGTTCACCTTGACTGATTGCTACCTTGAATCATTGCCAATTATCAACGCATCCCTCGGCGAGTTGTCAACCTATGACCTCACATTCATGGGTGGCGCGTTGACGATTGACACCACCGTATAAACAACGGCTCCAAGCCGACATAGGAGAAACATGAAAATCAAGTTGCAATTAAAACGCACGCCCCACAGCGCACCCGAGTACTACTACACAAACTTGTTTGTAGTTACCGAATGGGAACGGCTTGAGCGTCGCAACATCCAGCAACTATCAACACAACCGCTGTACAGCGATTACTGCTGTTGGATGCACACAATTTTAAAACTTAAAGGTGAGCAAGTCGGCGACAACTGGCGTGAATGGATTAGCAAAAACCCAGAGCTAGAAATCATTCCGGTATTGGACGAAACTGACCCAAACCCTACGGACGCGGCACCTACCGCCGCCAACTAGCAGAAATACTGGTTGCGGTCGGTTGGTGGCCTAGCAACATTGTGTTTGACGCTCGAGACATAGCAACGGTCATTAAAGTGCTTAACGAGGCAAACAAAAAACGGAGATAACGTGGCGGAAGTATCGGCAAGGGTTGAGGTTGTAGGGCTCAAGGATGCTTTAAAGACCCTGAACAAGATTGACAAATCTTTGCGCCGAGAAATCACCAAGGATTACAAGCGCATTGTTCAGCCTGTTATTGATGACGCAAACAAGCTTGTGCCTACTGGCGTCCCGTTGTCGGGTATGGCGCGCAATTGGCAAACAAAATCAGGGTTTCAATTGTTGCCGTGGATACCTGGCATGAAACAAAAGATTGCTGCCAAGATCAATACTCGAGCAATCAAAGAATATGGCGGGAACAAGACCAATGTGGGCACTTTTGCCATTCAATGGAAAGGCGCAACTGGCACGATGTTTGACACGTCTATGGCTGGCTCATTAGGTCGCGCGTTAACTGCACGCTATGGCAGTCGTTCGCGAGTAATGTGGAAAGCGTACGAGCAACGCCAAAATGATGTCATGTCCGAGATGGAGCAACTGGTCAAGCGCGTCATGGAAGAAGCAAACAGAGAGACCGCGTAATGGCAATTAATATCCCGATCATTTCAGAATTTGATGGCCAAGGAATTAATAAGGCTATTAAGCAGTTTAAGCAACTTGAAACAACATCGGAAAAAGCCCAGTTTGCTATCAAAAAGGCTGCGGTGCCGGCAGCTGCGGCGCTTGGTGGTTTGGCGTTGGCGCTTGGTGACGCGACCAAAGCCGCTATGGAAGATCAACAGGAGCAGGCAGCGTTAGCGCTTACTTTGCAGAATGTGACTGGCGCTGGCAAGGCCCAGACTGCCCAGATTGAAGATCAGATCAGCGCGATGAGTCGAGCGTCTGGCATTGCTGACACCGAATACCGCAAGAGCCTTGAGGCTTTAGTGCGCGGCACAAAAGACGTTGACCTTGCCATGAAAGACATGAACTTGGTCATGGACATCAGCACAGCGTTGCAAACTGATTCCAGCACCGTGGCTGACGCGCTCGCTAAGGCATATCAGGGCAACTTTAAGGCGCTCCGATCATTGACCCCAGAGATGGCAACAATGATCAAAGAAGGCGCAAGCCTGAACGAAATCATGGACGTGCTCGGCGGAACGTTCGGCGGTGCTACTGCAAAAAGCGCCGAAACCGCTGCAGGTAAAATGAAAATTCTTAAAAACTCAATCGGCGAAACTAAAGAATCAATTGGTGCCGCGCTGTTGCCTGTGCTTCAAGCCGTGCTACCTGTGCTCAACAAGTTTGCTGCATGGGCACAAGACAACCCCAAAGCATTCCTGTTTATTGCTGGCGCAATCGGCGCAGTTGCCGCCGCAATTGTCGCAACAAACATCGCTATGGCACTCAACCCATTCAGCCTAATTGCTGCCGGCATAGCATTGCTAATCGTTGGTTTAGTTGCGGCTTACAACAAGTTCGAGTGGTTTCGTGACGGCGTAAACGCCATTGTTAACACGATTACAGGGTTTTTTGCTGGCATGGTTAACGCCGCTATTGGCGCTGTTAACGCAATCATTAGCGCATATAACGCCATTCCATTGCTACCAAACATTCCAAAAGCACCAACAATTAGCGTGCCAAAACTTGGCGGTAGCGCGACAACCGCCCGACCAGCTGCAGGACGCATGGGCATTCCGCGCATGGCTGAAGGCGGCATTGTGTCAAGCCCAACATTAGCTTTGATCGGTGAGGCAGGCCCAGAAGCCGTTGTGCCATTAGATCGCATGGCCACAGGCGGCGGTGTCACTATCAACGTAACTGGCGGTCTTGCCACAAGCGCCGAAATTGGTGAATCTGTTGTTAACGCTTTGCGAGCTTATTCACGGAGTGCAGGGCCGTTGGCCCTCAACATTGCCTAATGCCAGGCGTCGCAGTAGTCAATTCAGGTAACTATGACCTGCAAATAGAAACAGGTTTCATTGTTAACTCGTTCACGCTTGACAACGTGACATCGGGAGTTCTTGATAACACGTTTTTTGTGCTTGATGGCAACACCGAATACGCCGACGTAATGGCTGACTGTACGCAAGTCAATGTCAGGCGCGGTCGCCGTGACATAGGCGATCAGTTCAGCGCAGGCACAATGACATTTACGATTCGAGACGTGGACGGCATTTTTAACCCATTTGACAACAACAGCCCGTACTATGACACGCCGCAATCAAAGCCAGGGCTTGCACCTATGCGCAAAGTGCAGCTCATTCGCTATGACCAAACAGACACACCCGAATACCTGTTTTCTGGTTATGTCGTAAACTACGACTACAACTTTGCTTTAGGTGGTTTGGACACCGTAACGGTCTATTGCGCTGACCAGTTTTATCTGTTAGCACAAACCTATTTAGATCAACTTAACGTCACGTCTGAAACATCAGGCGAACGCATAGAAACCATCCTTGACCTGCCTGAAGTTGATTTCCCTGCCTTGCAACGCAACATCGCAACAGGAACAGTAAACCTTGGTCATGACAGCGCCTACACAATCCCTGCCGGAACCAACGTGCTGCAATACATAACGCAAATTAACGAAACCGCCGAATTTGGACGTGTGTTTATGTCAAGGGACGGCACACTCACTTTTCAAGAGCGAATTGGCACAACGCTGTCAGCGCCAGTTGCCAACTTTAATGATGACGGCACAGGCACAAAATACGACGGTCTGGGCATCTCGTTTGAGGCAGACTCGGTAATCAATCGATCAGTCGTCACAGGCTTAGACGGCGATAGTTACACAGCCACAAACCTTGGCTCAATTGCTTTGTATTTTATCCAAACGTCAAGCATCTTAAACAGCCTGTTGCATGACGCAACCGAAATCCAAGAAGCAGCCGTCTACCTGCTCAACCCGTTACCAGAACCACGGTTTACATCGGTAGAAACCAAGTTTTTAATGTTGACAGACGCTGAAAAAGACACGCTGGCAACTATTGAAATCGGTGACACCATTGGCATTGAAAAAACGTTTCCAAGCGGTTCTGGCACAACTCAGTTAACCCAAGATTTAAGCGTGGAAGGCATCGAGCATTACCTCGACTTTGCCACAGGCCACCGCATCTTGTATTCAACTGCGCCAACAACCGTGCTATATGACTTGATTTTGGATGACCTGTTGTATGGCACACTCGACACCGTAAATGCTTTAGGATAGGAGACACTATGGCTAACCCATTTCCTTTTACCGCTGGTCAGGTGCTTACTGCTGCACAAATGAACGGCATTGGCGAAGCAACCGCAAGTTACACGCCAACGCTTGGTGGCATAACTATTGGAAACGGCACCGTTGTCGGCTCTTTCACACGAGTCAATAAACTTGTTTACGGTTCGGTAACGGTAACGCTTGGCTCAACAAGCGCAATAACAACTACAGTTACCTTTAGTTTGCCGGTAACTGCTGCAACAAATAGCGCCGCATTATTTGTAGGGACTGGCTATTACTTTGATACAAGTAGCGGAGAAACTTATGTTGGGTATTCTTACCGTTCAAGCACAACGGCAATAACACCGTTTGTTATTTATGCTGCATTCAATTACGCTGTACGCGGAATAATCAACGCAACCGTTCCAGTTGCTTATGGTACGGGCGACGCAATTACTTACCAATTTTGCTACGAGGCAGCATAATGAATTACCTTGATCTAATCCAACCATTTGAGGACGAAAAAGACATCCCAGACGAATGGCTATTTGAACGCATCCGTTTATGGCGTACTCGCGAACTCGCCGCTAGCGATTGGACACAATTAGCAGACAGCCAAGCAGACAAGGCAGCGTGGGCAACCTATCGTCAAGAATTGCGCGACTTACCAGCACAAAACAAAGACCCTAAAAAAATTAAATTTCCGACACGTCCGGAATGAGCCGATGGATACTGAAATCGTGGTGGCTCTTATCGGTGGTGGTTTCCTTGTATTGGTGGCGCTCATTGGCAAAATCGGCAGCGACAACAAAAAAGACCACGGCCAAGTACACCAAACCTTGGGTCGAATAGAACAAAAAATTGATCACCATGTTGAAAATCACCAATAAAGACAAAGCAATGCTCGCTAGTTATGCGCGCTCACTTATTGGCGCACTTATTGCCGTTTACTCAACTGGCGCAACAGACCCACGTGACTATGCCAAAGGCGCAATCGCAGCAATCATCCCACCAATTATGCGTTGGGTGAACAAAAACGATCAGGCGTTCGGGCGTGGCAACAGCCAAAGCTAACCCGAACGCACGGCCCTACACAGGCAACAGCGACGGCGCATCAGCAGGCCCACGTGCCGGCATGAATGAATGGATTAAGCAAGCGATCGCAGCATCAAATAACGCTGTGTGGAATAACGGGTCTTGGGGTGTGCGCGACATGCGCGGCAAAACAGGCTCATTGTCGGTTCATGCCACAGGTCGCGCGGTTGACTTGTCATATCGCAAAAGCGAAAAACGACCAAAAGCAAACCGTAAAGGCGCGGTGTCGTTTATTGACGTTGTAGTGGCTAACGCAAACACGCTCGGCGTTGAATGCATACTTGACTATTTTCCTAGGCCGTACGGGCGCGCATGGCGCTGTGATCGTCAAGCATGGAAAAAATACAGCAAGCCAACGATCCACGGCGCACCAGGTGGCGACTGGTTCCATATTGAGATCACACCACAGGCCGCCGACTCAGTAATCTTTGTAAAAGCCGCATTTTTAAAGGTTTTTGGGGAAATCCCACCTAAGGCTTGATCTATGTTCTAGGGTCGGAGTACCGACAAAAGGACAGGCAATGACTGACCCACAGATAGTTGATTACAGCGTCTATACAGGAGTGATGGACAACGGCCAAGAAATCTTGGTGCAGATATTTTCTAGCCCAGAGTCGGGCAAGTTCCTTATGGGACAAATCGCATTCAGATCGCACGCATCTAGTTGGGGCGTGCCCATACCTTTGGAGAAACGATGAACTATTTTGCAGAGAAAATCATAGGGCTAGTACTTTGTACCGTCTTTGGCTTTACGGTCGCTGTAGGCGCTCCTGACGCGTCTGGTAGCCCGTCTGGGACTATTGCCCTAGCGCCATATTTGCTGGAACCGAGCACCACCACATTCAGCACGTCGTCCACGATTTACATTGACCCGTACACGTCGGCTTGTGAGCAGTTCAGCGCGCTCGCGGTAAACCTTGGTTGGCCTGCCGATCAACGCACCGTGCTCGAATCTGTAATGTTCCGTGAATCGCGTTGCATACCAAACGCGGTCAACAGCGACGACCCAAACGGTGGGTCGCGTGGGCTTATGCAGATCAACGGCTTTTGGACACCATGGCTTATTGATGCGGGGATTATCACAAGCGCAGAAAACTTGTTACAGGCTGATGTTAATTTGCGCGCAGCGTTAGCAATTTACAATTACGGCGTTGACAAACACGGTTACGGCTGGGGGCCATGGAGTGCAACAAAATGAGCGAAGGTAGCGCATGGAACCAAGGCGAACTTACAGAAGAAACCCGACGAATGGTATTGGAGCGCACAGAAATGGTTAATCACAGCATGGCAATCTTTAACTTGATTGACGAAATTGCAAACGTCAGCACAAACCCACACGCAAGCATTATCCAGCGTCTAAAGACAATGAAAAACCAGTTGTCATTAGAAGACCCGATGCCGCTTTACGATGTGACTACACTCGACTTAGCAATCAAAGCACTACAAGCACATTCCTAACCGACAAGGGAGATTCCGACAATGAAAACCTGCACGATTTGCAAAGGCACAATCGCCTACCCAGAAATCACAGGCAAAACACATTTCGTATGTGACGGCCGTGTGCCAGCAAGAAAACTTGCGCCATTTGTTCAAGGCATGTTGGCGTCACAGTCGTCTGCTGATGCGCGTTGGACACGCAATGAACAAAACAAAGTTGACGCTGCCATTGTGCACGTTGCGCGCACTAAAGGGTTCTTTACATCTGACGACATTTGGCAACACTTGGGCGACCAGTTCCCTGTTACCAAGGGCATCGCTGGACGATTGAACGCAGCTGCGCGTCGTGGCATTATTCGCAACACGGGCGAACTGGCATACGCACAGCGTGGTGGCGCACATGACCATGCACAACGTCTAAGCGTCTGGGCAGGCATCTAATGGGTTTTGACTTAAGCAATTACGAAACAGTCGAGCAACGGCTAGTCCGTTGGTGGGCCGCATACCCGAACGGGCGCGTGTACACGATGATGATGAACTACACAGGTGACGCTTGCGTGTTCTATTGCGAACTGTACGCCGACAAGGAAGACAAGGTGCCAGTCGCTACGGGCTATGCGGAAGAAATTAAAAGCGATCGCGGCGTCAATGCCACGTCGTTTGTAGAGAATTGTGAGACAAGTGCGATTGGTCGCGCGATTGCCAACTGCCCGTTACAGGCGCCTGCTAGTGGCCCTAGACCGTCACGCAATGAAATGCAAAAGGTTGAGCGCCTAACTACACCACCGCAACCACAAACGCATACACCATCTGGCGCATTTGCCACACCCAAGCAAATTGGCTATATCAAGAAACTGGCTAAGGATGCCGGCATGGATGATCTTCGACTATTGGAGTTAATCCAACGCGAACTAAACAGCGATGAAGCGGTGCTGGAATTATTGAAATCACACGAAGCAAGCAGAATCATTGAGGTGCTGAAATGACGTTAGAAGAAATGGTGAATGCAATTGAACGTTTGCAGGCGGTGTATTTAGAGTTGCGCGACGAACAAGACAAAGCAAAACAAAAGATCAGGTGGGCAATCAATCACCTTGCGGAAAAGATTTGGTCGGAATCGTTGTGAAGTTAGACCCAAAGATCAGCGAAGCCGATTTTAAGGACATAGTGATCAGCGTTGCTAAGCGTTACGGCTGGCTTGTGCATCATGATCTGCCGGCACAGAACAGTCGAGGGCGTTGGGCAACCTATACGCAAGGCGATGTGGGTTTCCCTGACCTGTTCATGGTGCACCCGTTCCAAGGCGGTCGGCCGTTAGTGATTGAGTTGAAGGCGGAAAAGGGTAAGACAACGCCTGGGCAAAAGATCTGGTTAAATGCTTGCGAACTTGCAGGATGTCATGCAGCTGTGTGGAAGCCCAGCGACATGGAGTACATCTTGTACACGTTAAGCAATCCAAGAATGTGAGCGTTGTAAGGGTTAGATCGTTAAGGGCTGGAACTGATCATTCCTAACCAGCAATGGT